ATAATTACCTGCTTCTTTTTCTTTGAAAGTGGTGTTTGTCTTTCACCATTTACAAATGTATCATCGTGGGACAATACATTTGGTACACCGTCACCAGTGTCACCAGATAAAATCTTATCAACAAGATTTAATCGAGGATTGTCATCTTTGATTTCTTTCTTGAGTATATGTGACCACTGTCTTACATTATCATACTTTTGTAACTGAAGAAAATCTTTGTCTGATGACACAATCATGACTTCTTCAAATTGTCCAAACTCTTGTGTATGTTCTACCATAGTTGCAATAACATCATCGGCTTCACAACCTTCAATATGAAGAACCTTATATGGAAAGTTTTCTTTGATTTCATCTTTGACTTTATGCATAATACGAAATGCTTCATTCCAATCAAATGTAGATTCTTCTCTACCTTTACGACGATTTGCTTTGTACTGTGGAAAGTAACCACGGCGCCAATTATTAGCACCATCACAACAAAGAATCATTTGACCATATTTATCTCTGAATTTCTTGTTGTACATTCGAATTGAATTGAGCATCATATGCCGAAGCATCTGCTCATCATTTACTTTGTTCACTGCAATAGTAGCAACAGCAATGCCGGAAAAATCAACGAGTATCATACATAGCTCCTAGTTTTATTGTAGTACTATTATACACCAGTTTTACGTAAATGTAAACTATTATTTTGCTTCTTGTTTTGGTAAATGCCTGGAATGTATTTTACAGCCTATGAACTCGTTATAGTAATCATCACGAAGCAAGACGTCATGTTTAAATTGAAGCTTAGCTTCATAGTATGACATCTCGCCTTTAGTTCTACAAAGTATTAGGATTTCTCTTTTGTAACGATCTTCCCCTCGCTGTTCAACGAGTACTTGAAGTTCTTTATTAGATCCATAATATTTTCGCCAGTCGGACTCGACTTTGGTTCTTTGCCGTCTAGATCTTTTGCTATTCTTTGGTAATACCTTAGGCCGCCAGAAGTTCTTCTTACCGATATACTTTTTGTTTGTATCCAGTTCTGTGATAAGGTACACAAATCCTTGGTACTCATCTGGGGTTTCATCGTAAGGTTGTTCATTGTATAACCACATACATTATATATAATTTACTAATTTGTCTTTATCGATAGTTTTAGATCTATATTCATGGTTTTCAGATGGAAAATGCTGAGGAACATTTCTTATAGTCCATCCATCTTCAACTCCATTTCTTTTTACTGTTTTATAATAATTTAAATCATCAATTTGATTTGCGTATCCAATTGATAGAGTTAATAAACATTTATGACCAGATCTTCCAAGCATATCAGCAAGTTTTAAAACGTCATGACATCTACCAAAACAAGTTTGTAAACCTATCTCTTCAGCTGCTAACAATGCAAAACTTGCACTTACGTATATATCACTTTCAAGTTGTTTAGATGAATGTTCTTTAGTGTTGTAATTTTCTTCATTAATAATTCTATTAGTCCATGCTAAAACAACTGGAGCTCCATACTGTAAATTATAAACTTTTTCATTACTTTTTTTATCTTCTGTTCTAGCTCTATAACCTTTTACACACCATGTGTCATTCCAAACAAGATGATCTTTTATTTCACTCGCTACTTTAGTATGTCCTAGTACATGTATTTCATATGGATATATAGATTGTTTACTTGGTGCAGCTAGAGCGCAATCAAGTATATAGTTTAGTTTTTCTTTATTAATTTCTTTTTTATCAAATTCTCGTGCACTATATCTTTTTTTTATAATATCTAGTAACCGCATATATTACTCGTGTTCACCACCTACGCCACGACTGTTAATAATATTATCACGAGGACTAAAGAATGTTGGATTAATTCTTGCTGTTTCAAAGGTAGCAACTGTTACTACAATGGCGGCTAATACAATTGCATGAGCCACGGCACTTACACCAAAAGCTACAACACTACCAAAATAAAATGCAAATACCATGCACCACATCCAAGCTAATACTTGTAATACCATATGACGTGTATTAAGGTCTGGAATATGTCTCAACGGATTTACGTTAGAGTTCATAACACCATTCCAAGAGTCGTAAATAAATTCCTTCATGTCCGTCACCTTTTCAAAGTTTGTTTTAATTGGATAATGCGCATCTACATTATCCTTAAATTCAATTGCATCATACATATTATAAAACGATTTTGTTACTTTATGATTACGAAAATATGCTGTCACTTTATACATCTTCATCATCCATTATTGCTTCAGTTCTCCTGCCACATATAGGACAGAATTCTACTTCTACATATGAGAGAACGATAGATTCATTATCGCACTCTTCACATTCAATACGCCACTCTTTCATTAAAAATCAATCTCACAAGCACCGCCAGCACATGCTGCTGCACCCACAGTATCTACATCAGTAAATACTTGTTCTGTCAGATCCATGTTCCAGTTGATAGGTTGCAAGTTCTGTTGAATCTTATTCCACTTATGAAATAGGTATGCATCTTTCAAACAATATTCTGCTTTCTTCAAGTCACCCTTTAGATAATTGCTAGCAAAGTTTTCATATCTACGATTCCAATCTTGCCTCGCTGAATTTTCTGAAGATTCCAAAGAAATATCTAGACCGAATCCTTGTGCAGTAGAACAAGCATCCCATAAGTTAGGATATACTTTCATAGCATCTACTACAAGTCCTGATGCGAAAATCGCCGCAGGTCCATACTGTTTAATCATCTGCTTTTCATCGATGACTGCAGTGTTTGGTGCTTGATTATAGTCTTTATCACCCATTGCCGATAAGAAAGAAATACCCGAAAATGAATACCGATTCTCAAATACATACTTCTCTACTTCATCCCAATCATCCACAATGATAGTGTTTGATACATTATGACGAATACCTTCGTCTGCACAAAGTTCTTCGTTCGTTCCAGCAACAACCCAATGTTTTTGCGCCTTTGCCACAAGTTCAAGGTGTTTTACACCAAACAGCTCTTCTTTATACATCGATCCTTTATTTGGAATGATAGGAAATGAAATCACAACATCGGTACCATTTGCAGACCATACTGATTCTTCAATCATATATGGATTTGACCTAATGATAGCTTGAGTAATTTCAGATTCTTTGTTCATCTGGATATTACGGATGTACATAGGGCTATGCTCGGCGTGTATACCGGAAGCAGTTTGAAGTAATACGGAAGCATTGCCACTGGGCTTAACACAAGTAGTCCGAGCAGCAGCATTGATGCCAATGATCTCAGCAACTCGTTTGTTTGTTTCTTTAACAATCTTTGCCCCTTTCTCTAAAATTTTTTCATTGAAAAGAACATCTGGATTATTCATCCATCCTGTAATTGAAACTCCAAGCAATGCTTCACGATCAAAGATTTTCTTTGATACACCTGAAATAAACTTAAAGTCTGTATAGCCGGCTTGTAAGGTACCGAGGATAGACGCTGCGCGGCATGCCTTAATAAAGTCTTCCTCGGTATTGCACATGCCACCATTGATCTCAGTAAGGTTGCAACCCTGCCAACCTGACTCTCCTTCATACTGAGGGAACATACCAATCTCCACACATGGATTTGTTGTATGTTCTTTTGAGGTGGTAAAATAGAATCCTGGTTCTCCAAATGATTTAACTGATTCCATAATTTTTGCAAACTGATCAGGCGTTGCTTCATCACGAACAATCACTGCAGAGTTATTCGATCTACCTCTTTGTGGATTGTCCATAAACCAGTTGCCTGTTTTTGCGGTCATCATCTCTTCATCTTCTGGTGAGAAAAGACATATGGTAGCTGAACGGCGTACACCGCCGGACAGGACTGCATCAGCTGCATGCATACAGATATCATATACATGAATTGGACGTAATGAAATTGGATCTTTCGAATCAATCACGTGATTTTGTAGAATCAATTCAATTTTATCCAATGATTTACGTAAACCTTCAGGTCCTGGAGCTTTAAAGCCACCGGATATTTTAGCACCTTTTGGTCTAATATTTGTCAGGTCAAAGAAAACTCTACGACCTTCAAACTCAGGATACTTACCACCACCAACAAAATAAGAAGCAAGCAAAACATCAAGAGCTGATGCCCAACCTTCGATAGAATCTTCGACAACATAGCCTTTTGCTTGTTTTGTTCTTTGTTGTACCTGTGGAAGTTTTGATACGTGGTGTTCTTGTACAGAGAAACCTGCACCCGCACCACACAAGAGAATATAGAAATATTCTCCAAAAAATTCTGGACGATCTGCATAAGATGATGTACAGTTATACATACGCATCTGATGCTTCATTAATTGTTCACCACCAAATTGTAGTGCACGCTGAGCTCCAAGTACACGCTGTTCTTTATACGCCGTACGAGCTTCTTCGATATAATCACGCAACTCATCAATGCTGTCAACATAATTTTCTTCATGCATTTCCATGACTCGGTCAACAGCTTCTGCCCATGACTCATAGCCACCATTACCGTATTCTTTAAAACGCGAATAGCCTTCATAAAACTTTGTCTGCGACAAAAACTCTCGCGTGTCTACATTCGGTGTAGCCATATAATTTACCTCGATATAAGATTGTTTGTTTGTTTTTCTGGTAGTATTATATATCATTGTGCGGTTTTTGTAAACCGCTCATGAGCTGAATTCTATAGAAAATATTTTTATTTTATTTGAAATATACTTTACACATTTCTAACATGTCATGATAACGAGCAATTTCTTCCATTTCTTTTTCAATTGCTTCCATAATATCTGGATGTTCACCTACACCTACAGGGTGTGATAGGTATACTTCAACATTCATTACATGTTTATCAATGTGTCCTCTAGCATGTGATTCAAATGCCGACAGAATATCATCTCTCAAGTCTTTCATTATTTTCTACCTCTTGCTTTATCAATTGCTCTTGAACCAAACCAAAATGAAATGATTGCAGCAAAGATTGCTTTTGTGTCTTCATCCCATAATAATTGAATTGCCTCAGAAAATTCTGTTCCTTTTTCAAGTGCTTCCATTAAAAGGGTAATTTCAATAGTAGCAAATAATCCAAAGAATGCATAAGTGATAACGGGTCTAACTGACCTTTGAAGACCACTGATAAATCCAGATCCTTGGTTAATTGAAATATCATGTTGTATCAACCTATCGTGTTCTTTATCGGCACCCATTTGTTCATAAATTTTTAATTCATGGTCATAACCTTGGGCACGTAATTCAGCCATGACTTTCATTTTTTCAATTTCATGTTTACGATCGGCTTTATCTTTAAACGCATCAGTAACTGCAGGAACTGCAGAAGAAGCAAAGCCGATAAGTGATCCTAATATTGATAACATTATCTTATCTCATTATCTTCTATATATTTACGAAATCTTTTGAGTAAGATTGGTAATTGATTTTTCTTACGCCGTTTATCATGCATATGTTGTGTTTTAATACGTGGACCCATAGCAGTTGCTTTTGGATCTGGTATAGCACCTGTGTTCATAGTTGGCATATCTTCTTTCATAGCCCTTTGACCTTTCTTACGTGGTATTCTTTTATCAGTCATACTGACTTAAATCCTGCTGGTTTAGTATAATTTAAATTTGCGCCAGTATATAATGTTGCGTCGATTATTGCACCACTACTTGATCCTGAGCACCAACCTAAGTAAAATGAACCATCAGGAAGCGCGGTAATTGTCGTTGTATCACCGGGATCTACGCCAGGAGTGCCATTAACCCATGTCCCATTTTGACCGTACCAAACCGCTCTTGTATCAGTATCATATGCAAACATGATATTTGTATCATTAGTTGCTGATAATGCTGTACCAGAATGTCCTTGTGATGATCCCAAATACCAAAACCCTATGTATTGTACTGTAGTTGTGCCTCTACCGTATCCAGATAATCCAAAGATATATCTTACTGATCCACCACTTGAATTAGGTCTAAGTTCAAAATATCTCTTACCGGTAGGTAACAATTCTGATATAGGGTTTGTAGTACC